TATAAATTTACAGTTATAGGTAGCGCCCTAATGAATGCTGGGACATATACAGCTGAATTCTTCCAGTTAGATGCTCCTCTAGAATATAGAGCTGGTCAATTTTATAAAACTATTAATAAAACTCCTTTAGGGGATGTTACTGAAATTATTAGAAGTAATCATGAATTTTATGATGGTGAATTTAGTGGTTCTGCTATATTAGTAACAGATGGTGAATTAAATACTGAATGTGATACATTTAAAAAAGCGCCCACAACAGATATTCAATATTACCTTTCATCTTCTGTACCACAAGATACCTTCGATTTCATCAATACCCCAGGTCCAGGTGCAGCCTATACAATGATGGATACTGCAACTAATGATGGTTTAAAAATATATTTAAATTGGAGTTTTAGTAGATCCACACAAGCACCATTATCCCCAACTAGAAGATATTACTGGAATGTAGTTGGATTTGCGATAAAAATTCCAGAATCGGCCAATGCCGTAGAAGTAGAAGATTATATTACATCACTAAAAGAACTTAAACTTTTAGATGTTAACTTTGTAGGTTCCGATGCTCAAGGTCTTAGTGGTATAGGTTGGTCGGGTGTTTCTAGTAAAACATTTACAAATGCTGTAGATCCTACTCTAATACCGAAATCATTTAAAGTATATAATGCCTACACAAACTCAGGTAGGTTTATTTATGTTGAAACTCAACCGTCAGAGATGGAATTTAGTTTTGCTTTTAATGTTTTAAGTGGTACTGAAGGTGATTTATATGGTTTTACTATTGCTTCTAAAGGTTTAATAAGTACTGTATTTGAACCATTTGTTCCTGAAACATTCCAAAATAGTGATTGTAACCCAATAATTAATAACGCTACAGATATTACACCTTCCACAGTATATTACGATGTAGATTATGCTGATAATCCTAACGTAGCAGTTAACTTTGGAACCATTATATCAGGTTCTGCTTCTAAAGCAAAAATACAAGATTACAATTACCACACTCGTAGAAGTACTATTCCACGTTATGAAGGTTCTAAAAATACATCTAATGATTATAATGTTTTAGATGGTTCTATTGATGCTACTCAAGCTTTATTTGGTTACTTTAATTGGGTAGGTGGTACTTCACCTGAATGGGGTAATGGTTTAGAAGATCGTAGCGTAGCTAACTTAAGGTTCCTTTTAGATGTTAATGGTAAAATAATCAAACCAATAGCAGATTCTAAAGGTATAAACCAAGGTATAGTTGAAAATAACTTTACAGAAGGTAAAATTGCTACCTTAGCATTTGATGATGAAACTGGTTCTTCAGTGAATTTTTCTAATTTGTTAGGAAACCATACTATATTTAAAAGTGGAAAAGATATTGTTCCTATTGTATATTCTCAAACAGAAAGTATCTCTTCTACTGCATCTGGTGGTTATACCGGTTCACTAAATTTTGTGCAAGGTGATCAACAAGAAGATGCTGCTATAGCAGATTATAGGTTAAGAGCATTTACTGATGGAACTCAATTTTTACAATATGATAATACAGTTGTTGAATTTGATTTTACACAGTATGTAGGAACCTCAGGTTCTTTTACATCAAATACAACATACTCACCTTTAGCTACAGCCCCACCTGCAAATAAACAACCTAATGAATTAGGAGTTACATTAGAGTTTAAGGCAGCATTTAACCCTGACCCAGATACAGGAATGGGTGCTTATGGTGTAGGTTCACTAGTAACCTTTCAATTTGAAAAAAATGGAACTTTAGTAGGGAACCCCGTTCAAGTAGACTGGGCTCAACCTAATACTACTGTATTCTTATCATATTTTGATAGTGATGTGGATTCAGCCGATGATATTAAATTAGTAGCAACAACCGTAGCATTAGCTGGTACAGTCCAATCTGCAATCCCAGTACTTTTAAATACTTCCTTCTTTAAAGTATTCCAAACACCTCCCCCAGGACTGGGTGCTGTGGGACCTGGGATATCAGGTACTCCTAATTATTGGATAAAAGGAGGAGTTCTAAACCAACCCGGCTCAGAAAGAATACAACCTAATGCATTAGGTTCAGTATATGGTCAAAAACAAGAAAATATAACTGGTAGTGGGTTCTTTGGTATTACAAATGATTTTTTACTTCAAGTAGGGGATGAATTTAGATTCCAAGGTACAGAAACTCAAACTTATAAAATTATAGAAGTAGATGAAACAACAACCCCACCAACTTTTATAGTAGATAGATACGTTAATCTTACTAATACTGAAATGGACTGGTTCTTAGTTAGAAGATATATAGATAATCCTGCTAATATTATATTAGAGGTAGACAAACCAGCTGGAGGCACTTCACCAGGTATCTTAAAACCACAATACTTATCTAGAGATGCTGAGGATAATATTGATACTATTTTAGAGAACTTAAGACGAGACTCGTTAATTTAAACTATAATTTGGCGTAAAATTAAAACTAACATATATTTATAATAAACAACATTAGAAAATGGGATATTTAAATAATTCAGTAGTAACAGTAGATGCTATCCTTACAACAAGAGGTAGACAACTGTTAGCTCAAAATGACGGTTCATTCGTAATCACTCAATTTGCACTAGCAGATGATGAGATTGATTACACACTTTATAATCCAACACATCCTTCTGGTTCAGCTTACTATGGTCAAGCAATTGAAGGTATGCCTTTGTTGGAGGCATTTCCAAACGAGACACAAATCATGAAGTATAAGTTAACTACTTTACCTCGTGGTACAGCTAAAATGCCTATCCTAGATGTTGGTTACACTAATATTGTAATTAAACAAGGTGCTTCATTAGCAATTACTCCTCAAACATTAAATTACCTAGGTGGTAATCAATCGGAAACTTCTGGTTATACTGCTACAATTTCTGATGTTAGATTATTCAATACGTTTGATGGAGTTGGTATCAATACAGCGGATGCAACCGCTCTTAACACTTCAAATGTTACTTTAGGTACAAATGTATCTAAAACAGTTGTTGGTACTACTATTAACTTAACTGCAACTACTGTAAATACACTATTTGGTTCAAATACACAACTCCAAGCTACTTTAGTAATTGAAGGTAGAGACTCAGGAGCAAGAATCCAGGTACCAGTATCAGTAACTAAAGTATCCTAAAACTTAGATTATGTCATTTAAAGCATTCGAACAAGACGATTTTGTAGTATCAGCTGACAGTATTACTGCTGGTTTATTTACAGGTAATCAACCTACCCTTACTACATTCATCACATCATCTACCCAAGTAGCATCATCTAATGGTGACTATTATATAAACGTATTTAACTCATCTTCCTTAACAGATATCCAATTTGCAATTGCTTATGGTGATGTTAATGGTAGTGGTTCTATAGAATATGATAGTGCAGTACCAGGAAAATCTCCATCTTCAACTAATTATGGTCAATATCGTACTTTAGTATTAGGAGATGAAAATGCTGAATTTACTTTTGGTGGAGTAACTGCCCCTAACTTTTACGTTATATCAGTAGATAGAAATAGATATAAAGAAGGTTTATTCCCAGGGTCTACTACATTAAAATTAACAGTAGGAGCTAATGATTTATATCTTACAGATAATTCACAAGTATCTACAACAGTAGAATTTAATGATGCTGGTAGAGTATTCCAACTAGTCTCAGGCTCATCAGGTACAGTATTTGATACTACTTCAACAGGTGGTGGAACAAATGGATACTCAGCTTCTGGTTCATATGGTTTATTCTTACCAGATATTGCTACTTATATTTTAAACCCATCAGCATTAGATGCTGCAGTAGCAGACGGTGGTATCTTATTAGGTACAACTAGAGGTGATAATGTTGATAGTGAAAATGCTGGTAGATTATACGATGCTATTGTAGATGGTGCTTCATTCACAGCTAACTCAGAAGAAACAATTACTTCCGATTTTATCTTTGTAAGACCAAGATCTTCAGAATTTAACTATTCAGAAAACCCATCATTTATCTCAGGTTCAACTGGTGAAGTAATATATAGTTCATTTATTAATAATCCTACTACTTATGTAACTACAGTAGGTTTATACAATAATGCTAGTGAATTATTAGCAGTAGCTAAACTATCAACTCCTTTAGAGAAAGACTTTACAAAGGAAGCTCTTATTAGAGTTAAGCTTGACTTCTAAAATGAATGGCAGCCTACAAACAATTTTTATCATCTGATGTAATAGTTACCCCATTTGAGGTTAACAAGGGTTTTACATTTAATTCTTCATCATTTGGAGACCCTGATGTCCAAATTTTTACTTATGAAGGTAGAAACAGCAATACTACTACTGAAATAGGTCAATTTAATGGGGTTAGAAGAAATTTACTTTACAATTCTATTAAACAGTTATATTATTCAAATTATCTATCCTCTAGTACAGGTGATATGCCTGTATCTGCAAGTATTCTCCCTGGAGAAACACCTGAAGGTGATGTATTAAGAGGTCCATCTTCTTCTACTGGTAGATATTACAATTATTTAGACTCTACTTTAACATCATCAAGATATTTCCCTACAGAATCTAATAGTGAAATTGTTGTATTTTCTATTCCTTCTCGTTTATTTGGGGACTATATCCAACCAGAATCTTTTGTATGGGAGGATAATACAAATAATGTTACTTTTACTGATGATGGAGAAGGTAATGTATTAATTTCGGGTAGTGCCTTACTTTACCCCAATAGTATAGTAGGTAACATTATCTACCAGCATGGTATTATTACGATTACAAATTCTGATAATGTAGACCCATTAAATATTAATGATTTTTCAACCTCTACAAACGTAACTTGTTCATTTAGTAGTTCATACGAGATATTTGAAACTCAATATAAAGCAACAATAAACGAGTTTGAATATAACTTTTCACAAAACCCATCCATCATTTCAGGCTCAACAGATTCCTCAGTATATGATTTCACTACAGGTAGTTTCTTCCAACCATACGTTACTACAGTAGGTTTGTATAATGAGGCTCAAGAGTTACTAGCAGTAGGTAAATTAGCTCAACCTTATCCACTTTCTCGTACTACTGATACGACATTCTACATTAACATAGATAGATAAAATTATGAATTGGTTATACAAAGGCGAGGAGATGACTTCTTTAGAGTCATTCCCCCCATCAACATTCGGTTTCGTATATAGAATTACTCATATCCCAAGTGGTAAAGCCTATATAGGAAAAAAATTCGTTAAATTTACTCGTAAAGCTAAATTAACTAAAAAAGATTTAGCACTATATGAAGGTACTAAAGGTAGAAAACCATCATACAAACAAGTAGTAAAAGAAAGCGATTGGCAAACCTATTGGGGTTC